ATGACCTAAGAGACATACTCTGTCTCCAGAAGCTGTTGTATCAGCATTTGAAGTAACATATACAGGGATACCATATAAGTTACCAATTTGACCATTACGGATTGTGTTAGCAGATGCTGCTTCGCCAACAAAGTCCATAGCTGTATATCGGTCTAGACCCATAAGAGTGTTTCTAGCTGCAGGTGGAATCAAAAAGAATCTACCTTGTGTAGGAACATCTTGGTCATCAAGTTTCTGAATCATGTTTCTAATTGCAATGTCAGTTAATGCAGCTGCATTAGAACCATCATACAATGTAGAACCATCAGCACCAGTATAACCTGCGTCATATGTGTTATCATTAGTACCACCATTCATAACACGACCTAATTGAACCATGTCAGTATCCACTTGTTTTGCAAGTGCATAACCAGCATCATCTGTATAGAATCGACGCATTGATGTTAGTGCTTGTACCTCTGTGATATCTTCAATGAAACGTGAGTATTCATAGTGTTTATCAATTGGTACGATTACTTCATCTTCAACATCTGCAATAAGTGTTACAGCTGTTTCAGAAGCTTTTAGAGATGCTTGACCTCTAGTTGGTTTAGGGATATGAATTGTATCACCTTTTTTGCCTTTAAAAGACATTTTCTTGAACAAATTAGCTGCAACTAAGTTTGCCTTATACGCTGCGATTACCTCGTCGGACCAAATCTCAGGTATAAAGACAGCAGCAGTCGTGTTCGTGACTTGCGGGGTTGGATATGCCATCTTAATTTCCTCTCTATAAAGTTTTTAAATGACTCGCCCTTCTTGATATGCTAACATTATCTCTCCTGATAATGCATCATACTTTTCTGGGTCTGTCTGCATAAGTTTAATAATATCGCTTCGTCGATATTTCTTTTTAGAGACAGGTTCGTTATTTCCTTTGCTACCAACACTAGCTGCTTTCAATTGATTATCCTTATCTATTTTACTAGTCTCTGCAATCTTAGCTACTCGTTCTTGTTTTTCAGTCCAAGTAGATAATAACTCTTTTGCAGAATCATAATCATAATGTACTTCAGCTCGGTTGTATAACTCGGAGCGAACTTTAGAACTATTAATCCATTCAGCAAAGTTAGGGTCTTGAACAATCTTTTCCAACTCGGGATACTCAGCATTCAGTCTAGTCAATGTAGCAGTACGCTTCATCTGTTTAGCTGCTTCCTGTGCTTCCTTGATAGCAGGATGATTATCAATTTGTTTACCCACATGCTTAGCAGGGTTTTCTACAAACTCCTCTGGGTCTAGTTCTTCTACCTCAGTCTGTGATTCTTTCAAAGATTGGGCAGAAATGAAGTCGTCGACTATCTTCCTAAGTTCACCTACTTCAGAGCCTTGCTTACCAATAAGCTTTTCAGCTTGTTGATGCATTTCTGCAATCTCTTTAGCAGATTTACCTTTGTACTTCTCAGGTAAGTCTTCTACTTCAGAAGCTGTTTCCTTCTGAACTAGAGGCTCATCTTTAACTGGGGTCAGTTCCTTATCAAGAACTGCTTGTCCCTCATATTGATTCTCTACCTTTGGTTCATCAGGTACAACTACTTCTTCTACTTCTTCTATTATATCAGCCATATTATTCTCCTGTGCTTAAAAGCATTATAGGGAGATAACTAAGGAGACTAACCCCTAATTACCTCTGTTAAAGTTATTGCTCTGTTAGAGCGTTGTGAGTCTTTGCCCATTTTGCGTGTGCATCAGGGAAAGCTCCAGACATGCCTTCTAACTTAATGGTAGGAGTACTAATAAGTTTAGTTGACTCTTTACCACAAGTTGGACAATCTGTCTTTTGAGTGTATTCAATTATCTTCTCAAATACACCACAATCCTTACATTCAAAATCATACAGAATCTTCATTTTGTAAATCCTGGTATGTTTTGTCTGAAACTTCTTTTAAAGAAAGCAAGTAGTTTATCAATCTTAATTCACCTTTTCTAACAAACAAAGTTTGTTCATCTGGAATATCTTCTACTCTTATGCTCTTTTTTATTCTTTGTAAATCTTCTACTAAATCTTTCCATCCTTTAGTAGCAAACATTGTAAATCTATCTTCGTAATACTTTTGTAATTCTTTATCCATATATGTATATTATACCATAAAATTAATCAAATGTCAAGCTTTATTTTGTTTCTGTTGCATTTGCAACTTCACAATTTCTTTATTGTCTCTCATATCCTGCTCTTTAATCTTAATTTCTTGTTGCTTTAACATTAACTTAGCAGTAGCTTCTCTTCGTTTAAACTCTTTTTCTTTCTCATCTGACTCACTAGGTAAGTTAGTTGCAAGAGCTGTCATAAGTTTAGCTTGGATTTCTTGTGGCATCATCTGTGCATCTACTTGGTCTTTTTGAGCAGAAGCCATATTAGCTTGTGCTTCAGATTGTTTAAGTTGGATGTCAGCTTGAGTATTTGCCATAATCATTTGTTGTTGCTGTTGCGATTGTTGTTGTTGTTGCTGTCTTGATTGTGTTAATACTTCTTTAATTATTTCTTTGTTATCAAGACTAGAGTTAGATATAATACCATCTAACAATAACGGTACAACAGGACTGTTTGGTCCTAGTGTTTTCAGTAAGTTCATAAACTGTAACTGCTCTACTTCTTTAGCTAGATTACCTAATGAAGAGTGAGCTACAAATTTATAATCAGCTACTGGGAACTCTTCTGGAGCAAACTGCATAAATCTATGTGCTACCTTAGTAATAAATGGTACTAAGAAGTTATCCTGGAAGTTCACCAGAGTACGTTTATTCTTTTTAAGTATGGTAGCTAGGGTAACAGAGAGTTCTCCCCCTGTAGGCTGTTTCATGTCGCTTTGTGTATCTAGTGTGTTAGTAGCCTGCAATAACATTTTCTGGAATGCTTGTGCAGTTACTAAATTAGATTCCTCAGTTACACCAAACTTAAATGGCTGTAATACTTCTTGTGGAGAACCATTAGTAAGAATTGTTTTGCCTGGTCTTACTTCAAACTTAGCTCCTCTAGGTAAGCGTGTTGCATCCATACCCATCATAGGTGCAGTAGTTAATGCTAATGAATCTAGATGTGCTCGAAGCTGTGCATCAATAGCTTTCTGCATATTGTAACCTTTCTCTGCTACACCTCTACCCCAGAATCTCTTAGGTACTGTGTCATCTTGATAAGCTACAATAGGTCTATCTTTCATCATATATGGACTTCTTTCTGCTTTAAGAAGAACATCATCATTACCAATAACAACGATAGCTTCTACAAGTTTGCCATATTCTTCTAAGATATTACCCACTCCTTCATATGACTCTCCATTATCTGGATTATCAAGTAATTTCTCTGGAACAAGTCCATAATATCTTACAATCTTAATTTTATCTTGGTCATAGTCTTCATCAATCCAAGATTCATCTAAATCTGCTTCATCTGGAGCACTTCCACCTAAGTCTGCCTTAATATATACACCATCTTCCATGTTTTTAGCTACATGGTGTGCAGATACAAACTCTTCTACAGCACAACCCATAGCATCATTAACATTTGTAGCATTAGGGTCGATAAGGAAGTTCTGTGGACTAATTGGGTTTAGTGTTACTGTAACTTTATCTTTAGACTTTGTACCAATGGCTACAGAATCTACATCTTCCATTACTTGTGTGGCAGGAACAAGGTCTTTTTCTTTACGAAGTACAACTTCTCCAATACCTGTACCATAAATAGACGCTAATAAGATAACATCTCCTACAGCTTTACGTAATCCTGTCTGCTTAAAGCATTGTTTCATGTATTGTTGCATGTACTCAATGTCTTTAGCATTCTTATCCATGAGGTCATCATCAATACTAAACAAATCATCACCATTACCAAAGACACCTTCCTCAATCTCTGATGCATGGTTCTCAATAGCTTCTTGTAAGATAGGAGATACAAGCCTACTTCTTTCTGATTCTCTTAATCTGTCTTCAGAAGCCCATTCACCTCGCCACAATCTCTCATATTCTTTCCATCTATCTAGATAGTTCTCATCTCGACTGTCTCTCCAGTCCATTAGATGCCCTTGTATCCAAGAAACTAGCTTATTATTTGTTTGATACTGTGCCATTGTGTATTCCTTTTAGTTAATAACCAGAAACCATGTCTAAGGCTTCATATTCTTCGTCGACATCTTCAAAATATACGTCAACTTGTGCAATTTGCTGTATATATGCTAAAGCATCTACCAAATCGTCGTGTAATTGAGAGTTAGGAAAGTTGACTAGCTGGTCAATAAAGGGAGTATTCCAAGCTCCTCTCTCTAATATTACCTTTCCGTTCTCAAATATTCCTTGTAACGACCATATAATTCTTTCACTCTTCCTTCTATTTCCATGATTCAGGTCTTCTATCCTGAAATACATGTTATTTTCTCTCATCAAATCATTTAAGTAAGGAGCTGCTGCATTTTTTAATGACCCTTTCTCAATACCAATTTTATGAGGCATATAATTCTGTACTGCTTTGAAGATTTCTCTACAAGTTTCTTGTATGTCCCATCTTCCGTGTCTTATTTCTTTAATCCACCACCCTTCTTGATGAACCCTAACGATTGCAATTGCTGTCTCATCCAGTTTACGATTCTTATTTCCTGACTCTTTATCCACAGACACAAATCCAGCCAAATCGACTGCAATGTAGTAACGACCATCTTCAGGTTCATCTTCCTCATTTCCATATTGTATCCATTCTTCTTTAAATA